TAGATTATGTCTTACTACACCCTCAAGTTCAGCATTCTCTCCAATTATCTGAGACTTAGATACCCTTTTAGATTTTGGCGTAACTTCAGCCACCGGAGCTGGAGCCTTGCTTACAAATTCACCTTTAGCAATTTGTTCAGCGGCACCTTCCTTAGGGATGAACCCTTCTCCTTTTGCTACTTTGGTAGGTACATTTGGAACTGCCTCAATCAGTAATCCTTGTGGCTTTAAATATTTGTTCTTGAATTCTGTCTTAGCAGCAACAGTAAGATTTGTATATGACCTTTCCTCTAAAGGGATTTCTCTAGCCGAAGCCTTATAGAAATTATCATCTTTGTAAATCTCTCTTACTAAATTATCTCTCTCCTCATTAGATAAAGATATCTGGGTATCAGGCACTGCATACTCTGAGAAGTTTTCTTGAACACCATAAAGACCATCTAACCTAAAGTGATTAGTGCCTGGCAGTTTCGCATTGAATAGTGGGTGAACTATACCTTTATTTTGTGTATCATTTATTAGAGCCTCTCTCTGTTCTTTTGGAAGAACGTCTAACTCAAATCCACCAACCACATACCCTCCAATATTATTTAGAATTAAATCATCTGTAAGTATTGTATTGTCACCATACTCCTTTAAGAAATCATATATGTTGTACCCAACATTGTTAAGCGCAATCTTACTATAGTTAGTAGACTTAGTTGCTCTAATGTCTTTATTCTTAAACAATATGCCTTGACCAAGAACTGTTCTTATTGTGAAAGTGGTATCATTTAGGAACTCTTTAACTGCCTCTTCTAGATTGGTATTCTCATCGATGCTATCAATAAAATCAAATAATCTTTTTTCTGATCCTCTCTTTTGATTAGCGTCAGTCTTTTTTAATTCTTTCTGGATAGAAGTAGATCCTTTTATGAACTCTTTAATTGCTTCCTTTGTCTTTCTTAACTCTTCTTTAGAAGATACGGCTATTTCTTTTAGACCTCTGATAATGTACTTAGCGCCATACGAATTATTAATTGTAGTATGTGGTGGTTGAATCATTACCAATACAAGAGTCTTGCCAGTACCGTATGCTTTTTGTGCCGCTGTGTAAGTTCCTTTTACTGTACCAGTACTAACACTTGCAAATCCAATACCATCGTTAACATTCTTTTCATTAGACGCAAATCCAAATCCACCAAGGATTGGGTCTCCATTTCTGTCTACACCATATCCAGTCGCATCACTTGTAATGATTACAACTCTACCTTCATACTGTCTTACCAGTTCAGTTAAAGTTTTTATAGGTAGGTTTGCTATTCTTAGAATGTCTATGTTGGAAGGGAATTTATAATCACCTATCTCTAGTTGTGATCTAAACTTTTTACCAACAAATTCTTGAGGATTACTTACAGGTATTGCTACACCTGAAGAGTATGGTTCTTGAGTATTTAGTTTCTGTATCTCACTGCCCTCTCTTATTGAACTAGATACGGTATTAAAGAAGTCAACTACATCCTTGGTATTCTTAGTATCCTCAAATGGTTTGAATTTTCCACCGGTAATCTTAGATATAAACTCATTAATCAACGCAGCAACCTTCTGCATTGTAGTTACAGATAAGTCAGCCTGCTGTTGTTCTAGCATACCAGTAAGTTCAACCAAGAACTCCTCATGGCCCACTTCTAAAAGTTGACCTGTGGTTGGATCAACATACTGATCAGCAAAATTATTTAGTGCTTGGCTTACGTCAGCCTTAAGAACCTTTGATAGTCTTGTTCTAAAATCATTGAACAATTTTGTATTCTCTCCAAAGGTCTTTAGTAATATACCATGCCCAATCTCGTGAGCTACTGTTCTAGAGTTGGCTCTTGATAGATTGATATCAATCCTTCCTGTTGTTTTACCATCAGCAGTAGTCTCGTAAAAGAAGTTACCTCTGGTTCCAGATGCCGCATCCAATTCTGACATAGCAGCATTGTAGCTACCCTCATCATCATGGATTACAATATCAACATCAGGGAATACAGACTTCAATGTTTTGATAGCCTTCTTCGCTGTATCGATAATCTTCACCTTTGTGTCGGCAGAGTTCTTCTCTTCCTGTGTTGTAGCCTGCTGAGATTTTGACTGAGTTCTATTTCTTAACTCTTCGACATCAGTATCATTTGATATTGACACGCCGGCTGCCTGAGTAGGAGCAGTCTCTTGCTCTGCAAATAGTTGCTCAAGTCTTGATACTTCTCCCTCTATATCTGGCTGCTGAGTAGGTGCTACTTCTTCTTGGACTTGACCTTCTTGGGTAACGCCTTGAGGTTCTGCTTGGGGTTCTCCTTGCGCCACTTCTTGGCCAACTCCGGTTCCTGGCTGTACAGGTACTTGACCTGCTGCTTGCTTTTGAATGGCATTTTCTGATAGTTTAGTTAATTGTTCATTTATTTGTGTTACTCTATTACGCTGAGGTGTGGTCAATGCTTGGTCTTTACCAGCAATCTGATTCTCTAAGTCACGCTTCTCCTTAAGCAAGTTCATCGCCTCCTTCTTTCCTTGCATGTCAAGGTTATCAGGCAACGAATTAAATAAACTAACGGAGTTATTATAATTATCAAGAATCTCTTTACCCTCATCAGAAGTAATCTCTCCTGAATTAATTCTAGACTTAAGTCTAGCAACGAATCCCTTCTCAATGTTTGAGTCGTTAGCCATCTTTTCGAACATAGCAAACTGAGCATCATCCATTCCTAAGAATCCCTTGCCTCTATAGGCGGCAGATACAGAGCCAGGTACAGCAAGTACTCCTGCTCCAATACCTTCCTGTAGACCAGCCTTACCTACCTGCTCAACAAATTGTACTAATGAATCAGGAGTATCAAACATCTCCTTCTCCTTAGCCATGTTATAAATCTCCTTAGCACCTATATCAGCAACTTCTTGTAATGCTCCTGTTTCAACTTCTGCTAAAACACCAGCCCCTAAAGTTAAAGCTCCTCTGCCTATAGCACTATCAATCTCATTCTTAATTACTTCTCCAAATGTCTTGTAACTAGCACCTGTCCCAACCTTACCTAGAGCCTTAAGCACTAATCCATTCAAGAAACCTTTTTGCTTTAATAAGTTACTTAGACCCTTATTTTCTAAATAAGCAACTGCTACTGCAATTGGAACCTTAACTAATAGCTTCTCATTCTCTGATATATCTGCAAATGCAGGATCATTAGCCATCTCATCGTCTAGTGCTGCCAATACTTGAGAACTCATCAATATTGTACGGGTTACTGGTCCACCAGCCATTGCTGGTATAGATGTCAATGCACCAAGCAATGCACCTCCAACAAATGTCTCTTCAATTGACCTGTAATACTCAGGAGAAACTCCTGATGATTCCATGGCCATCTTAGAAGTCTTATCCAAGTCACCTATAAATTCTCCCTTTACACTTTTCTTAGCTGCATCTTTTACTCTGTTCTCTATCTTTGCAAGAGTTTCAGGGTCTAACTTACTAGCAACTGAAATAAAATCCTGACCTTCAGTAATATTTACACCTTCCTTCTTAGCTTGCTCAATGAAGTTTTTCTCGTAATCTTCTGGGCTCATTATTGGTAATCCAGTTGCTGAAATTACCTCTGCCATAAAATCAATAGCTAAACCTGAGAAGCCCTTAGCCATTTGATAGATTGACTTATTTGCAACAGCATTTAAAGCAGCACCATACCATGTGCCCTGCTGAGCCTTCATCTCAGTGTACTTTCCTATTGACTTGTTTAGTTGCTGTCCTCTCTTTGACAAATCCCTAGCGTCATTTATGAATGTTTGGAACTCACTAGTAAACTGATCAGCCCTTGACATGAAGTCATTTACCCTAGCAATATACTCTGGATTGTTTCTCTGTTGTGGTGGAACGCTTTCTAGTCTTGCTCTCTCTGATTCCAAACTAGTTTGAAGTTTAGCAAACTCAGCGTTTCTAGCCATCACCTTAGCCTCTTCTGCGTTGATACTTGCTAGAGAATCATCAAGTTCTTTCTGAGATGTAATCTTCTTATTGGCATCCACATACTGCTTCTGTAAAGTTGATATGTTCTTTACAGTAGTGGCACCCTTTCTTAAAAATGCATTTAGTTTATTAGCCTCTTTCTCTCTATCAGCAGGATCAATTATGTCCAGAGATATTTCAATCGACTCTCCTGATGGAGATGTAGCCGTCATATAATCACCAGCACCAGTCTCCTCAAACTTGAAACCAAGTGGCCCGTACTGATACTTAAGTTGTGGAACTACGCTCTCTTCAGTCTTACCAATAAGTGCAGGAGTAACAGTGGTTAACTGCTCTTCAACAAACTTAGGTAGTGGTGCTGCCTTCTGTGTAGGCAAAGTCTTGCCAGGCTGGAACTGAAACTCAGCACGAGCTGGCATCTTCTGCTCTGGTACCTTTACCTCAGGCTGCTTCTGAGCAAACGCTGGAGTCTCCTGTACAACCTGACCAGTACGTGGGTCAAACTTGGTAGGCTCCAATCCACCATCCACAAATGGTGAAGCCATAACTCCTTTTTTTTTTGGCTCTTCTGCTACAGCCATAGGGCTTTCTACAGTAGCACCAATACCCATTAGGGTTTTGTATTCGTCTATTGATTTTTTGTACCCATTCTGTTGGAACAATCCATAGGAATCATTAACTGCCTCAGGATTAGATGCAAGCAATTGCTTGAACTCTTGTAATGATTTCTTATATCCACTTTCTACAAATAAATTGTACGAGTCAATAATCGCTTGTTCGTTCATGTGTATTCTTTAATTAATATTTTGATCCAACTCCTCCCGACTGCTGTTGCGGTGATGTCATCAAAGATACACCAATAATTGTTGGGTCTTTAGAGATTGAGTAATTTGTTACTTTATCAAGTAGGTCATCTAGGTATCTTTCTCTTTGCTTCAAGTCACCTGTTCCCTGAGTTCTTGATAAGTCATAAGATCCAATTACAACATTATCATTATCAGTTACTGTTACTACATTATTTGCTGAACTCACTTTAAATTTACCAATTGTTGCTGGATCTGAACTCAAAAGATTCTCAATATTTCCAACTGTTATTGCTTCAGTTCCAGTAAACACATAGTTATCTCTCTTAGGCTTAACTGCTTTTAATTTAGTCTTGAACTTCTCAATATTCTCAGCGTAACTTGCGCCTCCACTAGGAGTTTCATCAGCCTTTACAATATTTGGCTGTGGCTTTGAATACCTTCCTTCTATTTTTTTGTAGTCAAGTTTAGCGACAATCATGCCATACATGTAGTCTTCAGCAGCCTTCATTTGCTCTTCAGTTAAATCAGCAATTGGAAGATTTGATTGACCATCAAAAACGTATTTAATTACATTGCCTTCCTTACCAGATATACTAGATACGTATTGATTTTCTTTGTCATCTTCTATAAGATCCTCAGTTAGTATTGAAGTTACATGATATGGATTACTTAGTTGAGACCTTATTTTTTGACGAATATATTTTTCAGTAGCTGGCTTTGCTAATGCATCTTCAATAGTAGTAATCTGTCCTTCTAAACCAGTCCCCTTTCCAATTACAGTAGTTAAATAACTACCTACGTTTTTAGCAGTATCAGTAGCAAATGCTTCAGAATCAAAGTAATCAAACTTTGTGTCCTGAATCTTCTTAAGGAAACTTGTAGTAGCTACATTTTTACTTACTCTCATAACCCCTGCATTATCTGGGTCTGGCTCCATAAGACCAACACTTACTGTGAAGTTTGTTGGGTCAATTAAAACTTTTGACTTAGAGAAATCTGAGAATCCTTCTATCATAGACATTAAGTCTACTTCAATCTGCTGAGATTTATTTTTTGGGTCACTACTTCTGAGGCGATCCATCTTTACTTTAAAGATATCTTGATACCCCTTTATAGCTGAATACAATTCATCTGTACCATCGTTGAGATTCTGTCTCATAATGGTATAGTCCTTTAGTTTTAATGACCCCTTCTTCAGCAATCTATCCTGTAAAAGAATAGCTTCTCTAGCCTCATCTGCATACTTTAAAGACCATGTGTTTAGTCCCTCATGTTGCCCAGTCGGTTGATCAGATAAAGTTTTTAAACTCTCTCTGGTGGCTTTGTCAATAGCATCTTTCTTTTCCTCCCGGATTTGAAATTCTTTCTGAAGCATGTCAGTAAGATTCTTACCGATTTCTCCCCAGTTAACAAAACTATCTGCTTGCCTTTCAGCGTATTTGTAGTAAGTCTCCATTCTTTATTTTCCTGAAACTGTAAAAGGATTAAAGCTGAAATAATTTACTTGATCTAAAGGAGAGAATTTTGGAGTAAATGTTTGAACTTGAAAATTCTTCAATTGATTTAAGTTCTGTCTAGATGCTGGATTTCCCGATGGTGCAACGTTCTCTCTAAACGCACCACCTTCAATAAACGCATTCTCTCTTATTGACTTAAGTAACTCTGCTCTATCAGTCAAGAAATCAGTGGCTCTTAAATCATCCATAGTAGATACCTTAGACAAATCTGTACCATACCCTGATAATCTTGATACAGCTACATTGAATGGAACCGCCTGCCCTGTGACTGGATCTTTAAATTTACTACCTAGAAGATTATCTGATGCGGCTCTTTCGTATTCTTTCTTCAGTCTATCTAATTCTTTTTGTCCTTGCTCTGCTTTGAACAATTCTTTTCCTTGAAGGTATGATTGTGCTGCACTTCCTAATCCTTGAAACCCTCCAGATATAGCACCTGCCTGAATAGCTTGAGCTTGCGCTGCTGCTGCTTGAGATCCTTCGGCTCTTGCTAAATCAAGTCCAGCTCTTTGTGTAGCAAGTCTTGACTGCTCCTCAGCAGTAAGTGATTCAAGTCCTGCTAATTCTTTAGCCATTACTCCAGCAATCTCCCTTTGTCCTTGTTGCTGTGCAAGTTGAACCCTACCGGCAGTAGCTGCACCACCTCTTTCGCTTTCTACACCAGCTTGAATAGCTTGAGCACCTGAAGACAACATGGCTTCACGCTCTAACTCATAGGCTTCTTTTTGTATACCAAGTTGTTCGTAAAAGTTTACTTCAAGATTTTTCTTAGCCTCTTCAAATGCTCGTTCTCCTTCAGCCTTAGCCTTATCAGCCATTCCTTTTTGTTTACCGGCCTGAGTAAATGATGCGCCTGCGCTTCCAAGCGAAGTAGCTATTGCAACTATAGATGATGCTGCTAGTCCCATATCAAAATGTTTTTATTAACTCTGTTAAATTTGTTGAACCTTTTTTAAAACCACTTTTAATAAAGCAGTCTATCAAATTTTTATTGTCATTACTTGAGTACACGTATTTCACATCTTTATTCTTGCAGATATTTGTCAAGGTATACACCAATAAATATATTGCCTCTTTTCTGGTTGGCTTCTTTCTGTAAGTCTTGCTAGATATTATCCATTCTATCCAAGCAACCTTTGAGTTGGTAGCATACATAAATCCAGCGCACACTGGATTATCCCCATCAAATACAATAAGACCACCTGTTCCATCCTGAGGCAAGAAGTCTCTACTAGGGGCATCAAATCCCCAATCCTTCCACCAGCCTACCAGGATTTCATCGTAGTCACTTGCATTTAAGGCCCTTACTAAGATTCCCATATATGCAAATTTAAGGATAACTTTTCATTACTTCTGACTCAACTGCAAATAGCTCAACCTTACTGGTGCTATTGTTCTCCAATGTGAATACGCAGTAGTGACCAAGCACTCCATGTGACTCCGCTACGGACCCCTTAATATACATAAAGAATGGCGTAGTTATAGGGGGTACACTGCCACCAGCAATTGATGCGTTCACTACTATCCTGTTATTGTTAGTAGGATAGTCAACTACAATGCTTGTAATCTGACCGCACAATACTGGCGTGCTGTAACTAGGAGGTAGGCTGTAGTATAGGTAGTCCCCAACACTTACAATGCTACCAATCTCAGTTAGGTCTGGGCTAATAGGGAACGATACGTTCAATGCAGATGCAGCACCAGTTACGTTCTGACTTAAGCCAATCCCATTCACAGATCTAAGCGCATACTCAGAAGGCTGCGCAGGCACCGTTCCAGCGTTTCTAACGAACGCAAACCATGAGGCTTCCTTCTTCTCATACCATGCTGATTCGATGAAGCCAGAGGTCTGTATATCAGTCTCAGCAAGTGTTGCCCAACTCTGGTTGCCCTCTAGGTTAATGGTCTTAAATATCTTATTCTCAAGAGGCGATGTGTTAAACACGCTTTGAATTCGAGATGGATAGTTTGTTCCATAGAAATTGTTTCTAGTCTCATTCACATTGTGACGATACAAGTTCCCGCCCTTGAAGGTATAGAAATAGTTATTCATCCCAACCATGTAGTCTGGAATAAAGGAGTAGAACGATGGCCACCCCTGACTTGATTCGCTATATGATAGTGTATAGTTTGCCATAATTATTAAGGACAGGTTCCAAATGCAATAATAACTCCACTGGAATTTACCTGAAACCAATTGTTTGCTCCAGCTGCCGTGGTCTTATAGTATCCTGTACCTAATTTAAATTGACCATTAGAGTCACTGAATACTAAATCATATAATCCTAAAACTCCAGAAGCTCCATTTACATAAGCCACATAGTAAGTCTGATCAATAGCATCAGCACAAGCAGCAGCACTGCTCGCATTTACTGTGCTTGAAGCAAATGATGGTAATGCAACAGGACACGCTACAGATAAATTAAAAGCAGTTCCACTACATGGTCCAATAAAACTTAAACTCAATATAGATGGACTAGCAGCCGTTTTCGGTATCACCATTACAGTGTTACCAGGGGCTAGTGTAGTCAACTGCATTTGACCAGATGAAATACTAACTACTGTAGTTGTTCCTAATGGAGCAAATGTTGTACCATCGTATTCAAACTGAGGAAGAGTAAGTGGTGAACTAGCAACTATACCACAATCAGCACCTATCTGACCTATATAAGTTGGCAATCCAGCAGATCCTTGTAGCCATCCATACTGAGGAGATGATACACCATTGTATATGACGCTATTATATGTTGCAAGTATTCCATCTGGCACACTAAATGGGTCAAATCTCACAACAACAGCGCCTGTACTTGTACCTAAATCTGTTTCTAGGTAATATATTCCTTGGCTACCACTACCATTTATTGTCCCCCCACAAGGAACTGCGCATACAGGACAAGTTACAGGTGGCAACAATACCCCAGCTAACTGCTGTCTTGAAATAGATCCATCAGAATAATACCCATTAGGAGCCACTACTGTTAAAGCTGCATTTGAGTATATCACCGTAGCGGTACTAAGTGATGGTGCGTCTAAATAAAATGTTCCTGATGTTGCCATATTATACTGGTTCTTCGCATCCACAACATGCATCCTGAGTAGTTGTCGCAGAATAGCATAGTGTTAGTGGTAATGAATTTCTGTAATCCCAAATTAAGTAAAGGTAATCGCCACTATTAGGTACAGTAAATGATCCTGAGAAAACTCCAGCACTTCCTGTTATTGGAGCAACTACTGTAGATGCTGCAATCAATGAAGAAATTCCCACAGAAGTATTTGCATACAAGGTATTGCTACGAAGATATCTAAACTTATCCTGACCTAATACAAAATTAAATGTATCTGGAACAATCTTATTCGATATAATCCTTAAACTAGACCCATCTGTTGGGATTCCTCCAAACCCCTGAGGACCTGATACTGTATCATACTGAGATACCACAGGACTTGAATCATCTACAGCAAAGGTAACAAAAGTAGATTGCAATGGTGACACATAGGTACCATCAGTATATCTATATTCGTTATGTATGGTCTTTCCTGCATCCACAACACTAGTCAATGTAACTCTTACAATAGTCAGAGTCTCCTGAACAGGGCAGTTAGGAACCACAGTAATCTCAAGTGGGCCACTAGCAACAATAGTTATAGTCGCTACATTCACGTTGTTCTTATCCTTATTAAACTGCAAACTGCCAGATGTGGATACAAGCCCAGATGTTACAGTATCTCCATCATAAGTTGCAGATATAGTAAAGTTAGATGCAGATCCAGCAGGGACACTATAGTTAATGGTTGTTGTACCAACAGGCTGACCTAAGTCAACGCAGTAAGTGAACGTGTTTCCAGTTGGTATAGTAAACGTCTGAGATACTCCGCATGCCAAACACTCAAGTGGTCTAGGCAACTCCTCAGAGTTTGTAGTCAAAACGTATTCATTTAGATACGGATCGTAACCTCCTAGTTTCTGAGTATTGAATGAATCAATGAACTCATCTCTAAACCATGTGCGCATACCGAACTCAGATATAACAAGCAACTGATCACCCTTTAGATTTAGCACAGCACCACGCTTAACGTCAGTAAAGAACCTGTCAGGACCCCACTGAACGTAACTCTCCGGGTGGAAACTGATTCCATAGTCTTCTAGTCTAGCTATTTGAGTTCCAAGAACTTCTGGAACAGATGATATTGCACCGCCACCAGCAGAGTCAGATATCAAATTCTTGCTTGCAAGCACATAAGATATCTTATCTTCTTGCAGCACAAGTATATCAGTCTCTCTTGTATCTAGAATATAGATAGGTCCGAATGCAACCTCAAGGTACTTGTAGTTAAGTAGACCAAGATTGAACTCGTTTAACTTATTAACATTTGACTCGAAGTTATACACACCGCTGTAGGTGATATCAGCAAACCTTCTGATTTGCTGGTAGTCCTGAGCAGATACGGATGTAACCCTTGTTCCTAAATTAAATGTCCTTCCTACAATTGAATCACGTATCTTATAACTCTCTGCACCGTTACCAAAACAGAAGCAATTAAAGAAGTTAGTATCAATTATAGCTGGTTGTACTCCTGTTTGGTTTTGAACATTACCAGTATGGAATCCATTTACTATAGGGAATGATAATTCATTTTCAAAGAATACGTCTGGTAATGCATTCGATGGCTCAGTTTCAAATATCAATGTAGTATCAGCCCTGAATACTTCAAATGTTGCAGTAACGCTTGATCTTCTTTTCTTGCTCTCAGTAATTCCATTACATCTAATTGTTCCGCTAATTAACAAAACAACCTTATCCTTATTTGGCCCAGGAGTACTTGGATATTGATAGAACCTGTAATAGTTTTTAGTTTCATTGTCAATCGATGGTATAGCAGCTGATATAGATCCAGTTGCAAGCGAATCATCATAAACATTTTCAATAGGGGCCTGTCCTGCCCCTAACTCTGATGTGCCATCATCTAACACATTAGCAACATTTTCTCCATCCCACCAATCCTTCATGTTGTTATATGAAGCAGATGAAATAAATTCTTTCTCAAGGGTATATATACGTCTTCCGCAATTACCATTACCTTGACCTGCCCCAAGCCTTTCGAACTCAATCTTCATCTTAATACGGCTACCAGCAGGTACATCATAAGGAACCCATGAAGTACCATCGAATCTATTCATTGGGTATTGCAATACAGGATAATCTCCCCCATTATTCTCATCCACCTCAATGGTTCCCGGAGCAATTATAGCATTCTGATCTATAACAACAGAGAAATTATTAGGATTAATCTTCATGTATACTCCTGATGGAACAGGAATATTTACATTTGGATCATCTTCACTAGGTATTTCAATAAAGTCAGAAGCCTTAGATTCTTTCTCAAGTACTGTAGCGTATGTACAAGTATTTGTTGGACCACTAGTATCAGCCTTTACAATAAGCCTATCTCCAGTCTCAATCTTTCTAGCATTCTCTCCCTCTAAAAGAAAGTATGCATTGTTAGTAAGAGGGTCATTAAAGTATATACTAGTATATATTGTGTCGTAATTCTCCTCATCTGGCTTGATTACAAACTTGTATCTTGTGGCCCAGGATGGAGGTTTCTGTGCAATAGGTATTGTTACTTGTATAGAATTTTTTGTATCAGATGCAGAGCATGGTACACTAACGGTATTGTTTAGGCTAACCAATGCAGTGGTTGATCTGTTAAAATCATCCATATACACGATTCCAATCTCATACCCACGATTACTATGCAAACTCTTTGATGAGTTTATTTTCTGGTAGAATGCTTCCACATAAGATATGGCATAATACTCATACACACTAAATGTAGGTGTAGTAGTATTGTTTACATATCTCATTGTCAACAACTGTAGACCAATTGATGAACTAGCAGGAGATGTAATTATACCAATCCCCTGACCAGCAGACCCAATACCACTTTGGTATTTAATTAAAGCATCTAAGTTATTTACTAGAGCACAGTTAAACTGGTCAGTAAATGTGGTTCCATTGCAAGAATTAACTACGGTCTCAATATAACCAGTTCTTCCTACTACATCTTGAAACTCCAAACTGGTTGCCAACTCATAAACAGAGTTGTAACTTTTTGGTAATACAAATGAAAATGTAATTGAAATATTATCAGCTGTCTCTGTAGGGAAAGGAGTATCACCAGCAAAAGAATCATGATCAAATCTTAGCTCGACAGTTATAGAAGAACCTTCAATCAAATCTACAGATTCTAAATCTATATAAACAACTGAGTCATTAATTGTTTGAGGAACCCCAAAATTATAGGTTCCAGTGGCAAGTGTATTTGGTAATTGAACAATGCCAATATCCTCTGAAATTAATGTAGTGCTATATTCAAGTTGAACAGGATTACCATTCACGTCCAGCATGTCGTATCCTTCAACGTAGTTGCCATACATCAGCCTATTTCCCATAATAGTCTGAGCCTTGGCAAGCAATGGTACGTTGTCATATAGCCTAAGTAACTCACTATCTGGAAGAATAGTAAATATCTTACTATTTGTAAATGTGTATGTACGATTAGTATTATCTGTAAATCCGAGGTCAGCCTTGTTGAGTTTCTCAATGACCTTAATCACATTGCTTGTGGTCTCCTTAAATAGTAAGTCAATCCCCTTAACAAGTGGACCACCAGTATTATAGGTTACAATCGCAGTATTGAACTGGTTCTGCATCCCATCGTTAAGGTAACTGTTGATGCTAAAGTCAAAAGCCTTAGGTTGAAATGCAGGAGCAGACCACTGAGATATAGCCGAGTACTCACCATCCTCATACTGATACCGATAAGCAAAGCAAATGAACCTACTCTCCAAGTAGTTCTCCTCATTGCCAGTATTGATAAGCTCAACGCTAGGAGACTCTACAGGTGGCTTCTTGATAACTAGGATAGACTCAGCACTAAACTGGTCAATGTTCCCTACAGGATCTGCATAATTCTTATCTAGGTTAATTACCCTAGGTGGGTTGTAATCGTCCGTAAAAAATAATAGGTTGTCAATAATGTTGACACCAGTAATTAGGTAGCCCGGATTAAAGTTCAGAGTAGTATTATCCCCACCACCATCGTTGATACTAATAACGTGGTACGTTAGTATATTATTGTATACATTAAACGATACGATAAGGTCAAGTTTGCCAGTTGCTCCAACACCAAAGTTAGAGTCATGGATAAACCAGTATACAGTCTCCTTGCTGCTATCAGTAATCGTGCCTATGCATCTAGCAGATGCACTAAGAGCAGTTCCATTAATGTACTTTAGCGTGGTTAGTTTGGTGTTCCCTTTAGTGTTCTCAATCACACCAATCTCTGAGTTCTCAGTAGAACCCATGCGAACATTAAGAGCATCGATATACTCTCCATCAGGAATGAGTCGTTCATCAACGACTTTATTCATTCTGCCAGCTATGAAATTCCTAGTAATATTCGCCATATTATTTCAACCACTTGTCCATTCCACGTAGGTTCATCAATAGTCTACCCGGATGGATGTTGCTTATTCTTATTTTAGCATTTCTTAAAAGCGAAGACTTCTCTCTTCTGGCACGAGCAACAATGTACTCCTGTACACCAAGCTTAGCATTCAGTATTTCGTATTGAATGTACGCATAAATAAACTTTTCAAACAATTTATTCACGCTAATAATTGAGTCATCACCATTCTCCATACCATCTGATATGTATTCAAGGATAACTGACTGACCATACATGTCTGAGTTGAAGTTAATCACACCACTCTTAGCATCCACGTTGAACGTTGGGTTGAAGTTAGCGGTCTCAGTATTAAGACCATATCTCTGGCCTAGTCCATACTCAAAGCACCAGTTGCCATCACCCAAGTCCCATCCCTCTTCACCATCATAACGGCTATCTGGGTTCAAGTATATACTCTTCTTGGTACCAGCCAATCTCTGCAAGTCAATCTCTGAAAACTCAGGAGACAATGCGTTTCCTGCCTGATCAAAAAGAATCTTACCAGTCTGGTCCTGCAAGTATGCCTTAGCAGACAACACCTGAATGTTCTCGGTAAGCGGTCTTAAGTACCCATCTCTGTATAGGTTAACTCGAACCCAGTTCACATAGTCAGATGGTAGGATGTATTTAAGCGTATCGTCAACAGTCAACTCAAGAACTTTTATTTGCTTAAACGCATCATAGTTTAGTTCTTGTATTGCTCTCTTAGCATGAAACAGAATTTTATATCGCTCCTCGTTATTTATCAAGGAATGGTTGCCAGCGTACATCAACAAGAAGTTGTTGACAATATCCTGAATGCTAACGTACTGATAGGACCCCCAGTTCTTATCTACTGGTTGACTCCCACCATTTTCGTAATACTGATATTGAGTGATGTATGCCATGATTATACAGATTGTTTTTGTTCCTCATTACCACCAAACTGAACTGTCTCAATCTCACGAATAGACATACCAGCGTACTGAAGAATCTTTGAAACTAATTTTATCTCGTCCTCGATAGGGACCTCAAAGTCTTGGTATCCCAATCCCGGAGATTGATTGAACACAGGCTCACCATTAGTCAACGTAGTGAACGTCCACTTAGGGTCCTTAGGATATCTAAAGTAACTGGCATCCACCTCGTTAGCCAAGTTAATGGTAGTAGGATATACCGTTAGTATACTCCCCTCCTGCGTGTATGCTGGGAAGTTCTCAGTAGGTGCAGTCAAGTTAGAGTTTACTAGCAATGTAATCTTTCCATGAGTAACCTTCTCCGCCTCTGCCTTGAATACCCTAGTAACACCAGATGCATCGTAGCACAAGACCTTGTTTAGCATAAAGTAATCGAAGCCAGTCGTAGTTACCGATGGTAGGTAGAATCTGTTTGTGGCTGGAGCAACCTGAGAAAGTGTTGATGTAACTGCAAATAGTTCTATTGCCTCTTCTAATGCCTTCCTCTGATTAGCATAGTCTGTACCAGATACACGAGCGTTCTCCTTGTTAATCAAGTCGTTATACCCAGAGAAGTACTCTTCAAAGATTTCTAGCTGTGCCTGCTTGGCAAACAGGTTGAAGTCAGAAGGTGAGATGT